GTATTGCTGCGAAATACTTTTTCATTCTTTCTTCTTGTGACATTTTTGAAGTGGAAGAAGAACCACTTTGTTTTGCACTCTCATACTGAGCCAAAACTGCATCTAAAACATTGTTTGTCGCCATATATTGTAAATTAAAGTTTAATGTAAAAAATATAAGTTAAATAAAAATAGTTGTCAATAAGGTAATTAAAAAAAAATCTACATATTGTTATCATCGTCTTCAAAATCACTAAATGTATCTTTAATTTCATTTGGTGATATATTTTCAAGTTCATCTTTTGTTAAAACATATTCGTGTTTTCCACTTTTTTCAAAATCATCTTTTTTATCTTCAAAAAAATCAGTTAGTTTTTGGTTAAATGGTCCTGAATCTAATGATCTTAATTCTAATTTTTCATTCGGTGTTTTTGGTCTAAGTTTTTCAAATTTAGTTTCTAAATTATTTATTTTATCAACAAGATTATCCATTTCACCTAATTTACTTTCTAAAGTTTTTAACTGATTAAAAAGATTGTCAAAATATTCTTCTTGTTTATCTGACATAGATTTTTGTGTATCAATTAAGTCTGTTATATCAACTTCTTCAACATCACCTTCATCATCAGATACTTCTTCGTCTGATTTAATTTCTTCAACATCTGGATCAGTGTTTAAATCAACAGTGTTGGTTGTAGTTTCGTTACCAGCGGCTGGTGTTTCTCCCGGTCCTGGTGGTGGGGGTGTTGCTCCCTCATCTTCTGGTATATCAAGTTCTGGTATATCACCACCAGCAGCTTGTTCAACAATATATTTATTTATGTTGTTAAACTTTTTTATTTCTTCTATTATTTTTTTATCAATATTCATTTTAACCGTTTAATAATGTTTTTATACCAGATTTGGTTTCTACTTGAATTTTTTTAAATTGTTGCATTGTATTATCAACTCTTTCAATAAGACCATCTTTCATTCTTATTGTATAACAATCTCCAGTATCTAAATCGCAAACTTGTTTAGTTCCATTTCCCATATCTTTTTCAGATACTCTTGTATTTTTTCCTAAATAATTGTCTAATATAATTTTAGTGTTACTCATAGTATTTTTTTTTATAAATATCTAAAAACTTTAAATGTTATAATGATTTATATAAATTATATGATTTTTTTATTTTTGTTCTTATTTTATTCCTATCAGATTCAATCATCTCATCATATACTTTTTCACTTTTATTTTTAGGGAAATCAATAATGTAGGCTTTTGTTATACCATCAATTAAATTATTATCTATTTCAGATTTTATAGTTAAAGTTGGATTTAAATATGAAATAATTGTATCTACTTTGCCAGCGTAAACATTGACCATAAATTCTAGAAAAGTATCTATAGTTTCAAATTTAGCCATTGGTATTTTTAAGTTTGTTCCTTGATTAACACAAAAATACTCTATATCAAAATATTCTTTAGCACCACCCCAATTAAAATTTAATGGAATTGCTGAATAATTATTTTCATAACTTTTAAAGTTATTTGTATTATTACTTCCAATATATATTGTTGAAAACACAAATAGTGCTAATATCTCACTACGCTGAGTGTCTAAAGTTAGAGTTAATGTTTTTTCTGTTAAAATATCTTTTATTTTTTTGTGAGTTATTGTTGTTTCTTGTGGTGTTATATTTACATAACTTTGGTATGGTGGGGCTAAATTACTTTCACAGCTTTGGGTTATGGATTCCCCAATACCATTTGAAGCATAGCTAACTGAACTATTTTTTTCGTTTAAAATGTTTTCAGGACTTTCAATAAATCTATTATCTTCTTCTTGTATTTTTTCTCTTAATGTTGTTAGTATTTGATTGTTAAGTGATTGTAAATACTTATCTAAACTAGGGATACTATAAAATGGTTGTCTAATACCTTCAAAACTTGTGTCAAAACCAGATTCGTTAATTCTATGTGTTATTTTTGTAATCATATATGGACCACTAAACATAGGTATATCTTAAATTAAAATACATCATTGGTTGTATCATAGCATTACCCAACATATCAACACTACATTTATAACTTCTATTTCTATATAAATTATATAATGAAACACTTTGACTACTAGCACCTCTATTTCTATATAGGTTAGCCATTTGATTTAATAGTTCTAAAGATTCAGATGTTGGTTCTCCTGGGTCTTGTGAAATATCAAACTTTTTGAATATTTGTTGATTTTGAGGTCCCATATCGACATTAAATCCAACAACTTTATTTGACCTATCCCAATCTTGTTTACCTTGTTGATCTTCAACTAATGGACAATCACTAGATCTTCTTAAATCAAAAGCATCATCTCTAAATCTATAATCAACATTATTGTTAAGTGCTAAATGTTCGCTTGGTTTACTAGCGTATAAACAAAGGAATTTTGATGTTGTTTCTCGATAATCTAATGTTGTAAATGTACCAAATAAAGTATTTGCAAACTCTAAAGACCCTTCTGGTGATGGAGTTGGGTTTTTACTTGCGTCTTGTACATTATAAAAGTTAGCATATGATGGTAAAATGAAATATTTAAAATTATTTTGTTCTAATACTGTTGCTACAATATCAATCATTTTATTTTTATAAGAACCATTGTCTATTAAATCTTTAATCTTAAAAATATCAGCATATATTTCTTGACCAACATCTCGACTTGCTCTATCAAATAGTAAAACATCTTCAAATAGTGTTTTTGTTTTAAAATCACCACCTGCAATCCAAGTATCATTTAAACTTTTAAAAGTATCGTATAGTTCATATCTAGTTTGTTCACCATCTAAATCAGCTTTAACTTTTTTTGTTTGATTTTTTATTGTTATTGTTGGTATGTTTTTTCTAATAGTATCTAATTCTAAATTTAAAACATTTGTTATATATGTTTCACTTTTTATTATATACTCCGACATTAAATTAAAAAACTTATCTCTATTTAATGTTATATCATTTAATTTTTGTGTTGCATATATTTTTATAATAGGTGCAAAATTTATAATATTTTGTTCTGAAAATTCAACATTCATATCAATAAAAAAATCAGTAATGTATGAACCAAAATCTGAATATTCTAATGAATTTATTTGTGAAAAACCAACATATGTCTCAAGTGTTTTCCAAGTATTTGGGTAATTAGTTTTTGAATTAGCTAAAGTTATTGAGCCTGAAGTATTTGGTAGTGCATTTGGTGAATTTGTTTGATAAAAATTGTAAGAATATGGGTCTTGTATAAATTCATTAGAAAACGTATAAAATAGTCTTTTATCAAAATTAGATGGGTTACCATATTTTAATACTACTTGATATTCTATAAAATTTTTAAAGTTTTTTTCAAAATTTATTATTTGATTTTCTTGTATCTCATTTATTTTCTCGCTTGGTGATGTTTTGGTTGGTTTTGGTATTTTCATTAGAAGTCTCATTAAACTCTGAAAATTTTTAAAGTCTTTTTCACTTTCTAATTCTTGTGGTTTTGGATTTAAATTTGTTTCATAGTCATATACTGATTTTGAAAAAAGTAGAAATTGTTCTTCAAGAAGATCTAATGCTTTTTTATCAAAGGCACTAAACATATCATCTATTTTTGTGTATTTTTTTACTTGACCATTTATTGAAAAATTTTCTTGGTTAGGTGATGTTGGTATTATATTCTTAAAATAAGAATCTGGTTGGGCAATTTCTACATTTTGATTGTCAAAATATCCATAATTTGGAGCTTTCCAAAAACTACGAATACTACCATTAAATAATGCTGGATTGTTTTTTAATTCAGTTGTTAAGCTTCCACCATTATTAAAACATTCATCATTAACTTGGTTTATTGGACCTCCAAATGATGGTAAAGGAAATATATAATCACCATCTTCTGATCTAGAATAACAACTCCATGGTTTTAAAATTAGGGATCGATTACTATTTGATGGGTCAAATCCATTTAATTTATTTAATATTGTATTATTATCAAAATTTAAATAAAGTGACCCATCGTCTATTGATAATTGTATATCTTCACTAGAATAATCAATATTTTCAACATTAGAAATTATAAAATTTGTTAGTGGTAAACCAGATGGGTATGTATTTGATATTATATATGTTCCAACACCTCCAGTTGTTCCCGATATTTGTGATATAATTGTTGTATTTAAAATAATATTTGATCCTATTAATATACTTCCTGGTAATAAATCAGGTGATGTAATTGTTGTTACTTCTAAAATATTTGTTCCTGCTGATACTTTACAACTACCACTAACTTGATATGTTGAATCAAAAAGTCTTAAACCTTGATAAAAGACATTAAAGTCGTCAATCATTTTTGGATAAAAACCTGTATTCATAACTGTTTTACTTAAGCTTCCAACTACTAAATCTTCTTGTAAAACAAATTTATATGGTGAACCATCTATAACTAAATCATAATTTTTAGTTATAGCACTAGTGATTGGGTCGTAGTTTCCTTCATAATTAAAATCTTTCCAAACATCTTCTAGAATATCTTTTCCAGTTTCAATCCAAGTTTTATATCTATGCCAAATAGAGCCATATTTTAAAATCCAGGAATATGGTAATTTATGTATTCCACCATATTTTTTTAATGTTGCTAAAATATAATCTAAATTTTTTATTGTACCATCATCATATGTTTTATATCTTTCAGATGTAATAGAAAGTGGTAAACTATTTAAAAAAAGATATGCGGCTTCTTTATATGGGTATTGATTAAACTGATTATATCTAAATTCATAAACACCCTTTTGTATTGCATTAACAAAATATGGTGTATTTAATATTGATGTTGTTTGAGTACTTATTAATTTATTTGTATAATTTTTATAATTTAAATTACCTTCAGTTATATATTGTTTACTGAAAATTCTATTTTGATAGAAAGTTTTTAGATTCGATAAATTAAGTGTTTGATTTAATGTTTCTGATTCATAATTAAAATTTGATATTGGTAATTTTAAAAGTTCGTCTCCTTCTTGGAAGTTTGTAATTATTTTATGTGTTTGGTTATAATCTAAAACATTTTGTGTTATAAATGCATAGGTATTTAAATTTATTGTACTACCATTTGACATAAAATTATTTATCCATTTTAAATTTGTTAATGGATAAATGTCTGAAAAATCGTAGTCCTCAACAACTATATTTTGACTAATATATTTTGTAATTAAATCACTATTGTCTATTGATAGACTAGGTTGACTTTCGTTATTTTCTAATATTTGGATATTAAATAATTCTAAACTAGTTTTAATATCATTTTTAATATATGGTGTATTAAAAATACCTCGAATATAATTCTGCCAAGATTGTCCTTGTCCTTGATTTGATATGTCTCTTAAAAAAGAAAGAAAATCTGATAAGTCATATTCTTTTAATTTACTAGAAAGATATGGGTTATCATCACCAAGTGCTTCAATTATATTTAATCTTTCCATTTCAGCAACATAAAATGGTATATTATATTGGTAGACACCATCTCTATTCATTCTTTCGTAAAATGAATTAAGAATTAATCTTTCATACATTTCATAAAAAAATTTAACTTCTTCTGAATTTGCAAAAACATCATTACCTATTGGAAATTCTATTGAATTTAAACTTAATCTTCTTGGATTAACTAGTGAATTAGATATTGTTTCTGGTTGAGGTATTTGTATATTTCTATTACTATAACCCCTAATAAACTCTTCAACAAATTCAACTTCTGGCCAAATTTCTGGATTAAAAGCATTTAGTGATGTCGCAACCGAATCATCACCCGGATATACAAGTTCATATTTTTCACCATCTTTCTTTGTATCATTTTTATTTATGATTTGAGGCCATGGATATACTGGTGTTTCTTTTTCTGATAAATCTTTAACATCAACACTTGATGCTGTACTATTATTAAAAATTGCAGTTTTTCTAAATCTATCATTTCTAAGACCCCAAGATTTACTATGGACATCATCCATAAGTCTTAATAATGCTTCTCCTTGTGCGAAAAAAACCGCTAATATATTTCTCATTGTTGGTTCGAAACCTATACCACCATCTGCAAGACTAGAAGAAACTTTATCAGAAAGTTCTTTTGTTAAACCATCTTCTATTATTTTTTTTTGTTTTAAAAAATCTTCTTTTATTTTATTTATCTTGTCAATAAAAGAATCTTTACCCTCATAAAAGTATAAAGTTTTATTTTTAATTTCTTTGCTTATTTGTTGTTCAAATTCTGTTGTTAATTGTTCGTTTCCAACTGGATATTCTTTTCCTGTTCTTTTAAAATATGTTTTTGATAAATTTAAATCTGATGTTGATTTAATTTTACTAAACAATGTACATTTTGGTAATGGACAAGTAATATCAATTGGTATACTATTTTTTGTATTTTTACCTAGTGTTTTATTATTATTTAATAATTTATTATATTTTATAATAATTCCAGATAATCTTGGGTCACCTTCAATTATACCATCAACTTCTTTTTTTAATAGATAATTTGATCTACCAATAGTGTCAATATATGGGTTTTTTAAATCTAAAAATTCATTAACCCAAGAATCTGAATATGTTACAACTTCAGATCTATATAATTCTAAATTTTTTTCATAATCATCAATATTATTTAATATATTTAAATTTGTTTTTCTATAACTTTCTATTATTGATTTTAAAAAAATATTTAACCTTCTTTGTAGTTGTTGTATTGTCAATTCTGGAAACTGTTCATCTATTAAACCTTTCGATTTATATTCCGAATACAACTCTTTAATTTTTTGATAACCACGACTAAAAAAAGATGTTTTTACTTCT